GACACTTTTTCTGGCAGTGTCTTGACCTACTGGACGCGTATGATTACTTAACAGAGATTTATTACTAGACTAATACTCACAAAATATTACACGAAGAATAAAAGAAGACCCGCCAGCTCATGCCGACGGGCCAACCCGGTTGTTTCTATTTGCTGCGCAGAACAGATGCCAGGTTCAGTGCTTCGCGGATGATATCGCCCTGAGTAGCACCAGACCGCTTAGCTTCCTCACGGATGCGCTTGACGGTTTCTTGGTCCAGCCTGACACCCCAGAAGATCATGTCGTCCTTCTTGGGCCTTCCAGGGCGCTTTGCGGTTGCCATATGGTTCACTCACTTTCGTTTGTCTATTCGCTACGCGAACTGTACCGACGCTCACCGGCCAGGCGGTTGCTTTGGTTGTTGTACTCCTGGCGCGGAACGAACGGTTCTGCCATCTTGAGCTGATGGGTAGGACCACCCTGCTTGAGCATATCGGGCAGTGTTTCCCAGACCTCGAGTGTAACTCGGTCCAACCCCAGTGCCTCAAGTTGCTTGATGACATTTTTGATGTCGTCGATAGCAATGGTTGCCTGAAGCAATTTGGTATTCTTCAGAGCCTTGGGCCACAGGCCGGTAACCTTAAATGATTTCGTGGAAGGCATATCAATCCTCTATTCTTCGGGAAGCATGTAGTTCAGCTGACGGCTGACCTCACCCGAGTAATCAGTTCCGGCAATGTCATCGAGCCTCTCGAGGTTTCCGTTGATGCGCTCGAGTGTATCCATGACATCGAACACCAGATCATCGACAAGCTCAAACAGCTTTTCCTGGTCGTCCAGCAGCTCCTGAACTTCGTCCGTAGTCCAGTCATACTGAGCCAGCTCATCGAAAGCTTCTACATGCAGTCTGGCCAAAGCACTGAACTCGGCCATCTTGCGTTCGGCATCAAGAGCCTCTGCTCGCATCAAAGCAATCTTTCCTCGTAGCTGAAGAATGCCGATCTGAAACTCGGTGCAATTCATATCAAATGCATCCCCGATTGACATATTCGCCCTCCCTTCGGGTGTTTAATAATTATACTAATAAAACCCCTGACGATTCAATTGGATTCGTGCAGTTCGGGTATTGTAATTAATTAATTTCTATATTACAATTATTAATGTGACGTATTGTTTCATCCACGGGAGACACTGCTATGGAGCATTATCTGAGTGACGATGGCGTTCTGGAGTTTTGGTCACAGGATATCCACCTGAAGTCCAAGCCCCGGCCTCGCTTGTCAAAGGGTCGGGTCATCATGCCAAGGGAGTACATGGACTGGAAGAAAGAGATAAAGAATTATCTACTGGCCAATATCCCACAGCTCTATTCACGCAAAAGCACTCTGTACGGCTCCACAAGGCTCGTACTCGAGGTTGCCTATAACAACACTCGTGCAGACGCAGACAACGCCGTAGGCGGTCTTATGGATGCATTCAACGAAGTTGTGTGGGATGACGACCGTCAGGTGATGGAGCTTCACGTCTACAAGATGCCGAAGGCTGAGTTAACGAGCTGTAATTTTACTGCACGGGTTTATCCGCAAGTAGACGGGAGGAATTAAATGGCGAGGAAGATAAAGCGTCCGAATAATCATTATATATGCTGCGGCTGTCAAAAGGATTGCATGGAAGACACCAAGAACAAGTTCTTCAAAGAAGAATTATGCAGGGAGTGTTACCAGGCTTGGGATGACTTGGACCGCAAGGGCCAGGCGTATTTAAAAGAAATGCGCTGCCATGGCGAGTTTATTTAATAGACTCTGGGGCATATTGAATGGATTACTGGAATTAGTATACTATAAATATTGTTACCCCAGATTGAAACCAGAATGGAGACGTACCATGAATGCACTAGAGGTTATTGATGCCTTGTGTGACATGATGCAGAACCTCGAGGGGCGGTTCGATTGGGGGAGTGATCACGAAGGTATCTACCTGGACATCATCTCCGATGCCACGCACCAGGGCATTCGCTACCATACTTACGACGCTCATATGCCCGGACTTCTATACGACGCCAGACCAGACATCGACATTCACCTTCGGCGTAATCTCCGTGGCATTATCGGCTGGCTAGAGGAGCATCATGCCAACCTCGATGACCCACGCCCTTACACGCCTACCGGTGTCGCATTTAAATGGAACCGCAGGGGTACGCTAAATATTAGTTGGTACTGCCACTCGGCAAAGAAAAGCCGCAAGCAGGTCAACAAAGAAATATCCTGCACCCCACAAGAATATCCATTGTTGCAGCAAGCACTGGCCGCAACAGAAGAGGGGCATCAGGATGAATGATGACTTGGGCATACCTACTTGCTACGCAAACCTCAAGCCGCTGACACCAGATCTTCGGATCTTGGTTGCCAGTGACTGGCATATAGGTTCGACGCATTGTGACATGGCGCTGATCAATCGTGTCCTTGAATATGCAGACGAACAGCAGGCATACATCTTGCTTGCCGGTGACATGATCGAGATGGCGATCAAGAAGTCAGTCGGCTCGGTATGGGAACAGAACTTGTCACCCACTGACCAGGTAGCAGCATTGACAGAAATGTTTGGTCATCGTTCGCATCGTATTATAGCTGTGTTAACTGGCAATCACGAAGGTCGAATATCTAGGGAATCTGACGTAGATATTGTTAAACTTTGGGCAGATTCAATCAAGGTTCCATATTTAAATAAAGCAGGCGTTATCGCGATAACAGCTCATGGGAATAACTGGGTTATTTATGCCCAGCACGGAGTACGCGGAACGGGACGCAGACCCGGCAGTTCTCTCAATGCAATTCACGAGATGGCAGAGAATGTGGTTGCCGATATCTACATTCACGGGCATCATCACCGTTCTAGCCTTACAAAGACAAAAGTACTTCGTCATATGGCCCAACCTGGCTTTTACTGGCAATCTCGTTGGTTTATTAATTCAGGGACCATGCACAAGTACGGTGGTTATGGGTCTGATCATGCATACCCTCCTACCGACACCGGATGCTACATGGTTTATTTAAGCAACCCCAATAAGCGCGGAAAGCACCTCAAGGCAGAGCTACTTGATCGTGGGTTCTTCGGTATGGGCGGTGGGTAATGAGCGATGATATTATTGATATCGACGCAAGGAACGTATCAGACCTGGCCAAAGAGTTAGCGGTAGAGCTATCGACTGTACGCCCCGTCAAACCGCCTGCAAGGCGCAAGCCAGGGCGACCAATGGGTTCGGCAGTAAAGAAGACACCAGAGCGCGTAGCGCTCATCCTGGACGCATTAGAAGCAGGTTCATCGTACTCGGCAGCCGCCCGAGCGGCAGGGGTTAGCCAATCGACTATCCAGGAATGGCGAGCAAACGACCCGGATTTCAATACTTCTTGCGAGAAGATGATTGCATTGTTTGAGCTTGCTCACGTTCGCAATATCAATCGTGCCGCAATAGAGGGTGATTGGAAGGCTTCAGCCTGGCTGCTTACAAGACGCTTCCCGGAGCATTGGGCAGAGCGCAAGCCAGAGCAGCAGCAGGTCAATGAAATAATCATCAGATGGAGTGACGATACGCCTGCGGGGGAATCGACTGGTGACCAGTAATGCGCGTCAGACTTCCTTCGTTGCATCATTATCAGCAGATAGTGGCCAAAGACCCTTCGCGGTTCAAGGTGCTTGTATGCGGTCGTAGGTGGGGTAAATCAAAGCTAGCTGCTGTACTCGCTCTTCGAGCTGCCTTACTTGGCCATAAGGTTTGGTGGGTTGCTCCAACTTATAGCGTCTCTAGCATCGGATGGAGAATGATACGTCCGATGGCAGAGCAAGTATTTGCAGAGACTCAAGAATCGGTCCGCACCGTAACGTTCCCAACCGGTGGGTCGATCACATGCAAATCGGCAGACGTGCCGCAGAACCTTCGTGGTGAGTCACTTGATCTCGTTATTATCGATGAAGCTGACTTCATCCAGGAGCGGGTCTGGACGGAAGTATTGCGACCTTCACTGGCCGACCGCAAGGGTTCAGCAATTATTATTTCCACCCCAAATATCGAAGGCGGTTGGTTTCACAATATCTTTAATATTGGCCAAGACGGTAGTGATCCAAACACTAAGTCATGGCGCTTCCCATCAATCACGAACCCTTACCTGGACCCGGATGAAATAGAAGCCGCAAAGCGCAGCCTACCTGAAATAGTATTTCGACGTGAGTTCATGGCGGAATTTGTTTCCAGCTCAGGTGCACTGCTTAAGGAAGACTGGCTCAGGGTCACAAATAATATCCCGGATCGCTCAGAGTTTATTTCACTGGCCGTTGGGGTTGACCTTGCTATATCGACTCGGGAAGGGGCGGATTATACTGCTGCTGTGGTACTTGGCAAAACAAAAGACGGTCGTATCTATATTCTCGAAGCTGCCAGGACGCGTTCTCCATTTGATGGCGTACTTCGATTTATCCAGGATATTTCAGATAAGTGGAAGCCAGATATGGTTGCAATCGAACAAGTCCAGTACCAAGCGGCAGTCGTTACGGAGTTATTGCGAACAACGAGCTTGCCAGTACAAGGGGTGCGGCCAGATAAAGATAAAATTACAAGGTTTTATCCAGTGCAAGCGAGATTCGAGCAGGGGCTTGTTTATCTTTCTAAAGAATTACCTCCAGAGTTCAAGCGTGAACTTCTTGGATTTCCTGTTGGTGCTCACGACGATTTCGTTGATGCTCTGGCCCATGCGTACCGGGCACTAGCTAACGGGACAATATCAATGTCATAGCGGGCCTTGAACGTTTATAAATAAATGTTTTATTATAGAAATTAGGCGTATTAACGCGGACGGGGGTGTAAATGAGATTCAGAGATAGAGTCCAGAATGCAATTAAAGCCTGGCGCTTTGGTGCTGTGGACAATTATATGTCACTCGATGCGAAGTTCAGAGCACTGGCCGATACGAAGACACCCGTTAATGAACTTGTCCAGGCCAGCACTGCTGTCTATTCGGCAATCGATCTCAGGTCAAGTACACTGGCCAGTATCCCCATCAGACTCCTGCTCGATACAGGCGACGGTTACGAAGCCGTAGGTCAGCATCCAGTCCTGGATCTGCTCAAGTATGTCAATCCTTATTGGACCTTCGAGCGACTTCTGCAAGCCATCGAGATGTCGATGTGTGTCTTCGGTGAATCCTTCGTCGTAATCGAACGAGATAACCGTGGCAATCCTGCCGAGCTTTGGTTCGTGCCTAGCAATAAAATAACCATGCTAGAGCGTCGATCTGCTGACGAGTATGTTCCTGGATGGAAGGTCGAAGTCGGTGTCGGTAACTATATCGAGTATGTTGCTGACGATGTGATCTGGATTCGTGGGGTCATGGACCCGACTAACGAGTTCCGTTCTCTAAGCCCTCTCAGAGCCGCTAGAATCGCCATTGAATCCAGTATCGATGCAATGGTGTCTAACCAGTCCATTCTCCGTAATGGACTCAACCCAGGCGGTATCCTGAGCCCCAGAGAAGGCGGTATGTCGCTAACCAGGGAGCAGCGAGAGTCTATCGAAGAGCAACTTAATCTCCGCATGCGTGGGGTTGATAAGGCTCACAAGCTTGCAGTGTTCTCGCACCCTATGGACCTACAGACCCCGCAGCTTACTCCAGCCGATGCTCAGTTCCTGGAGCTACTCAGCTTCTCGGTTATCGATGTATGCCGAGTGTTCAAGGTTCCCCCAACAAAGCTGATGGACTTCAGTACAGCCACCTACAGCAACGTCGAGCAGGCCGACAAAGCATTCTTCTCTGATTGTATTATCCCGGAAGCACGTCGCATTGCTAGCGAATTTACCGAGCAACTTCTCAAGAGCTATGAGCCAGGTCTGCGGCTCGAATTCGATTTCACCAGGATTCCTGCACTCCAGGAAGATCAGACTGAAATTGTTAATCAGATGCAGATCCTAGTTAGTATGGGAGTTCCGCTTGAGACTGTACTGGCCCATTACAAACCAGAGCTACTGCAATAAATATTAAACAACCTCTTGAACACCAGCGGTGAAACCAATTATGATATAAAAAGAATTAGGTGTGGAGTTATGGGCATTAAGTTTACGGTCTATGAATTCCCCACCAAGGGCTCAGCAAACAGCGCGGCTGAATTAATTAAAGCTTCGCGAAACGATGTATCGATAGCTACGTTTACTTGTGGATTATTGATTATTTTGTGGGTGGATAAAGAGATATTTTATTATAAAGTATCCGATTATTTGCCAGGCCCGCAGGGAGGGTTGTAATGCCGATAACCGACTTTCCAGCCCCAGGCGGTGACAAGAAGGTTGATCTTCGTAATTCAGAATATCCAGTATTTCCCGATATTGATTATCTGATTGAACTCCAGGAAGAATATCCAGATATCTGGGATGAGGGCGGTAATATCAGAGGCAATCAGCAATTTAGATTACTGCTTCCAATGGCTACAGACAAACGCGCCCCAGAGACACCAGCAGAGGAAGAAGCAGTAAGGTTACGAGAAGCCTGGGCAGCTCGGCACCTTGAAGACTTCAGACTGGCCGGTGTGATCGCCCAGATGAAATGGCTAGTGGTAGGTTCCCGTGGGATAGACCACATGAAGGCTGTTGTCGAGGAGGCGAAGCAGGCTATGAAGAAACTCCAGATTGAAGCCAAATTACTTTCCAACAATGCGGGTAAGTATCAATTCGTTATCAGCACCGACCAGGTTGATCGCCAGAATGAAGTTATCGATCAGAACGGTTGGGACTTTTCTAATTGGCTAGCTAATCCAGTCATTATTGATTCTCACCGATATGACTCCATTGACGATATCATTGGTGTTGGTATCGGCGAACCGATTCGACTGGCCAATGGCTGGGCAGTAGATATTCAATTTGCAGACACCCCGAAGGGTCAGCGAGCCAAGACGCTCGTTGATTCTAATATGCTTAGGACGGTCTCTGTTGGCTTCCGTTCGCTGAAGCGCAGCCCCGTCAATGGTGTGGTTAAACACACTGCCATGGAGCTTCTGGAGGTATCTCTGGTAGCTATCCCGGCAAACCCTGGCGCGGTAAGAATCAAGGGAGCCAATATGGACGATAGATATAAAGATGGCGAATGCATTGAGCTTGAATCTCTGTATGCCCTTCGTGACCATCTTTTGGAAGCTATGAGCGGCGTCATGGATATGATTCGCTTGCTCGAACTGATGGAAATTCAACCTGAGCCTGAAGCTCCGGTCGAAGAGCCTGCCCCGGCACCCGCTGAGGCGGCACCAGCTACCGAACCGGCTGAAGCCGAATCGGTTAATCTCGTTGCACTGAAGCAGCTTCTCGCTGCATTCAAATCTGCCTAATAGGCAATTGGAGGTTTAAATGTCAGAAATGAATGAGCTGCTCGGCGAACTTGCAGCCAAGGTTAACCAGATGCCCGGCGATGTCTCCAGCCGTCTCGATGCCATTGAGAAGGAGCTTCGCGCTACCAAGGAAAACACTGGTATTGATGTTGCTCGCAAGATCAAGTTCCAGGGCGATGCTAACACCAAGGGTTCCAAGTTCAGCGGCCTCACCAGCGCCGATGTCCAGATCCTTCACGGCATCATGAAGTCCACCAAGGGTGGCCCTTCTGAAGAGCTTGAGAATGCTTTCCAGCATGTCTCCAAGAACTTCATCAACAACAGCAAGGTTGATGCTATCCCCTACCGCAAGGCTACCCAGAACGAAGCCGCTGCTGGCTACGGTCAGGAACTCATCGGCGTTCAGTACGTCGGCGAACTCTGGGATGCTGCTCGCCAGGACAGCCGCGTGTTCGGTCTTCTCGATAGCTTCGAGATGCTGAATCAGCAGGCTTACCTGCCCGTCGTTGCTGATCTCCCAGAGCCCCAGTTCCTCGGCGAGAACACCACCGAGAACAGCTTCCTTGCCGGTA